ATCCGGCGCGTAGCGGTATCAGCAAGGGTGCCGATCAACGTGTCGTAGTCGGTCCCTGTGATCCCTCGCCACGCCTTGTATTCCGCTGCGGTTACGAGTGCCAACGGATCACCCCTTGGCGCTCAGGGCCTTGTTGCTCGTCTTGCGAGAGGGCTTGGGAGCGGTCGGGTCCTCGACCTTCACGCCACGCCCGTCCTCGATCGCCTGGAACGCCTGGTCGGGACCAAGCTGGACGACGTCGCCCTTCTTACCCCAGCGGCAATCGCGGGAGAGCTTGATCCAAGTGTGCGTCTCAAACGTGTTGGTAGCCATGCGGCACCTCCTTTGTGAATATCCCGGCCCCCGTGTTTCAAGGGGCCGGGCCTGGGTTGGGCTCATTGGCCGTTAGGCGAACACCTCAGCCGCGTACCCCCGGTCGGACGCCGACTCGGGCGTGCCGCCGCTGATGCGCTGCAGACGCACGTTCACGCCGTACACACCCGTCCCCGTCCCGTCCTCGGTGAGAACGGTCTTGAGGAACTGGTTGGCACTGGCGAGGGGGACGTGGATCGCGTACACCTTGTTATCGTCGGTCGTACCGGGGAGCGTCGAAAGCGTCGCCCCCGAAACGTCCGAGTAGGAACCGCCCGACGTAGTGGACGACTGGACCTTGAACACCGAGATTTCCCCGGTGGTCGACCCGACCGTCAACTCAAACGTGGCGTGCGTGTAGCCAGCCGAATCGACCGCGATGCTTGTCGCCGATGCGTCGTTGAGCGACACAGGAGCAACGGAGATCGCCGTTTTTTCATTCTGTCCGTGAACCATTGGTGAACCTCCTTAGTCCTGGAGCCCGACGATGCCGGACTCGTTCGCGGTGCCGTTGACATCGTGGAGCGAGAACGCCCAACGCTGGGTGTAGCGGAACCCGACCTGGTCGTACTCGAAGTAACGATCCGGGGAGGACGCCATCTGCTCCGAACCGTTGACCACGCCGAGCTTCGCGGAGTACGACCACGCACCCGCGAGCATGACCACCGTGTCGCCCGCGTAGGTCTTGGGCATGACCTCGGAGATGTAGACGGGCATCCCGTCGAACATGTACCGGGGAGCGCCGCCCGACGCAAGCTCGGAGCCCGTCACGCCGCCAGCCGAGAGAGCGAAGCGACGCAGGACGGACTGGTAGAACGCGGACGAACACACGATCCCGAAGTTGGGGTCGCCGTAGGCCCAGCCGGGGAGCTGCGCCAGCGTGTCCTGGATGTCCGAGATGGTGAACTCCGACCACGCAGCCGAGAGCCCCGCGTCAAAGATCGTGTCAGAGTCGAGCTTGTCCGTGATGCCCTGGTATCCGTTCTGGCCCAGGAGCACGGACTGGTCCTCGTAAGTGCCAACGGCACGGGGGACCGAGCGGGACAGGACCGCACCAACATCGAACGCCGAGTCGTTGAGAAGCTCGTTCGACTCACGTGTGAGTGCCGCGATCTTCTCAGCGGTCAGGACGACGTTGTTAAAGGTCGGGTCGGACGCGGTGATCTCCGCGTTCTCGTCAACCTTGTAGACCGTCACGTCGTTGGCGATACGCGAGACGGTACGCTGACCCTCACGCATGGCCGTCACGCCGATCGCACGACGGGCCGCGCCGTTCTCGTTGATGTTCTCGATCAGCTCAGGGAAGTATTCCCCGAACACGAGAGCGCCGCCGGTGCTGTTGACGAGGGTGGACCCGGCCTTGCCGACGATCTTTTCGTCCACCGACTTCTGGCCGTAAGACTTCTCGCCCATCGCGGAGAGGCGGCAGTACGCGCCGAACAGCTCCACCTGATCCGCCGACGAAAGGACGGTACGCTGGCCGTTCCACTTGCCGCCGTTCTTGACCGCCGTGTCGTACGCGAGCATCTTGTAGTCGTTGCGACCAACGCTCTTGCCGACACGACCGGAGATCGTCCGGGCCTTGCCGACCGTGCGGCGGTTGCTGCGGATCTCGGACTTGAGCGACTTGGCCTCAGCCTCGTCCTCGTCCTCCATCTTCGCCTCCGCGTCCTCGTCGTCCATCTCGGGCTCGCCGGCCATCTCGGGCTCGCCGGCCATCTCGTCAATGACGACATCGTCGGCGGCGGGATCGAACGAGATCACGACGGTCTTTTTCGACCACGCCTTCTCCACGTCGTCGATGCTGTAGGACTTGCCGCCGGGGAACGTGAAATCCCCGATCATCTCGTCCTCGGCCCACGACTTGAACTCGCTGAACGTCTTGCCCCCGAACCCGCTCTTGCGGGCCTGCTTGATGAGGGCGCTAAATGCTTTCTGGTTCATCGCTGGAACCTCCCTGTTGAGTGCATGTGACAACACACACCGCAGGGCATCCGCGATAGGTCCGCAGGGCGTAGCCGATAGGACCGCAGGAGAACGCCGATTGGCTATCCAAATGGGCGTCGGGGCTCACACCCCGCACGCGCCCAAGCCTATCGCCGCCGCTAGGCAACGACGGGAGTATACCACGTCCGGGTCATGTTCGCAAGAACACGCCCCGACCAACCACGAGCGACCGCGTTGGCCGGTTCACACTGAACACCTTGCCCGCCTCAACGCTCAGGGTACGCGAACGCACGCCCTCCGTGATCGCCTTGATCGGCTCCGCGTCCACAATCGAGCCCTGGCACGACACGTTGCACGGGATCGCCGTGAACGACAGCTCGAACCATTCCGCCTCGCGGATCACCCGCTGCACCCGGTCGCCGTACCGCTTCCGCTCACCCTCGGTCGGTGCCGACACCTTGAGCGGCTTGAAGCCGATGGACACGCCGATCTGCCCAGACTTCCGGGCGATCTCCTTCACCGCCGCCGCGACGGGGTTGTCATACAGCCCGATCCGAACCCGCCACCCGCGCTGCTCCCCACGCTCGGGGTACGCGCCGATGGAACGGATAAAGCCCGCCGCCTTGTCGATGCCGTACTCGTGGTCCACAAACACCTGTTTGTTGCGGAGCATGTACGCCTTGTCCAGACCGGACGGCATGACCACCTCGTCCTCTAGGTCGATGTCGTCCGTGGTGGCAATCGCCACGATGTCGTTCTTGTCCTGCCCTTCATCAAGCGCCGCGTCTTTGCAGACGGTGCCGAGGATGCCGAACTCGTCGGCCCCCTTCGTGTACGGGTGGGACTTGAGATTGGCTAGCAGCCTCTGTGCGTGGCTCATTCGTCCACCTCCTCGATGACGATTGTGCATCGACAGTTGGGCCGTGCCGGTGGGTAATACACGTCCCGCGTGATCTTCTCGCCTCGGATGACCTCATTCGCCCTCGCGTATGGTTCTCCGATCTTCTTTGGCGATCGGGACGCGATCTCCTGGTGCGCCAGCGTCGCCCCCGGCGCGTTCTTCCAGCGGGTTTGCGTGACACCCGCCGCCTTCCACGCCGTGTATTTTGCCCCATGCGACACCTCCGAAAGCTCGGTGCGTGCGATCATCTCCGCACGGTACTTGGGTAGCCCGGCGTTCTGGATCTCCCTCTGAACGTCCGGGACTGAAAGCCCCTGCTCGATACCACGCTCGGTCGCCGCCCGGATAGACTCGCGTGTCGTCGCGTTGATGTCCGAGGCAACACGCGAAACGTGCGACTCGAGGAACGCGAGCGCGTCGCGGTCCACAATCTCGAACACGTCGTCGGACAGCTCCAGGGACCGCCTCACGTTGTCCGTGACGACCGACACGGCGGGCGTGAGCTGGTCCAGCATCTCCGACCGGATCTGCTCCACAAGCTCGTCTACGTCCGCTGTGCCGCCCTCGGTGAACGCCTGGACGTACTCGTCTTGGAGGTCTTGCAGCGCGTCCTCCATCGCGTCCTGTGCATCGTCCCCGAACCGATCGAACACCTCTTCCAGAAGCGGGTCCGCCGCCGCGATGTCGCCAGAGTCGACCGCCTTCGTGCAGCACCCGCACGGCTTGTAGCGGTCGGGAAGTGTCTTGTCCGCGATCGCGCGAACGTCGTGCGCAAACGCCGCCCGCTTTGCTCTTGCGGCTTTCTCCTCGTCGCTCGCCAGCCCTGAACCCTCGACAAGCGAACGGAAGATCGCGTCGATCTTTTCGGGCGGGATGCCGGGGAACGCCGCCGTAGCGATGCTTCGGGCCGCGTCGGTCGTCAGCTCGCCGAGCGTGACCTTGGCGGCAAGGTCCACGAGCTGCGCGATCTGGGCACCGTTGAGCGCCGTTTCCTCGATTTTCTGCACAGGTCCCTCCGGTGCTGCCTCGGGCTTTGTTTCGGGCTCGTCCGCGTCCTCGCGCGTATCCACCACCCGCTCGGGACCACCGCCCACAGACCCGCCAAACAACGCAAGCGGATCCGGGGCGGCGGGCGACGCGACGAAAGTGGGATCGTCCGCGTCCTTGTTCCCCTCCACACGCCCGTAGCCAAGCTCCGTGCGCGCATCGTTGATGCTCAAGATCCCCGACTGCCTCAGCGACACCACCCGCGTGGTCAGGCTCTCAACGTCCGAGACGACCGGGTCGTCGTACACAAGGCAATACTCGTCCGGGTCAAACCCGAACAGGTCCGCCAAGTATTGCGTGAGCTCAGCCGCGTCGCGCGCCAGCCTGGGCCGGATCGCGGAACCCATGTATTGCTCGGAGTACCCCACCACGGCGCTCGCGTAGGTCGATGCGTTGGAGTCCGCCATGCTCTCCGTGTGCCCGAACGCCTGCCGGATGCGGCGCTCGTACCGCTCGATCTGCTCGTTGGTCTGAAGGTCCTTGGGGTTCCACGACAGCGGCTCGAGGCTCAGCTCGCCAGCGCGGGCAACGTGGATGCGTGCACCCGACTGCGGCCCGCCCCTCGCGTTGAACTCGCGGCCAACCATACGCACCTGGTCCTCGGTCGCGTCGCTCGGGATCGTCGCGATAGCGGCGGGCATGTACCCGCGATCGGCCATCGTCTTGTCGTGCATAAGCACGGACACCAACAGATCCGCCTCCGCGAGCACGGCCTGAAGCGGCCCGATACCGGCGTAGGGGTTGTACGGCGATACCGTGTGGCGGAAATACAGCACGTCCTCGGGCTCGAGGGTCACGGCCTCGCGTTCGTTGCGACCGTAGAGGAACCCCACGATCCCGCCGTCGCTGTTCTCCGAGGTGTCGAGCAGGATCTCCGTGTATTGCGACAGGAGCGGGTTGAGC